TATCAGCCGTGAGTTGTGTGAAGTCGGCAATCTTAAGTCGGATTTCAGCCGCCGCGATTTCACGATAGTCTTGACCCTGCCATATCTCAAGACGTAACACCTGTTGAACGTTACGAAAATACAGAGGGACAGACCCGACGTAGTCGGTATAGTATCGACGTCGGTATGGTTTGTATGTGTCGAAGTTGAGGTATTCAGCCGTCTGCAACATCGGTCGCCATGAGTTGTTTGTGAGGTTGTCAATCTTATCTTGTGTGCGGAGAATGAGTGTTTCAACTTGCGCCTTTGTGACACCCTTTCGCTTACCGTTGGTGAAGGATTGAAGATTCTGAACCTGCGCGTTGTCAGTGGTTGTATAGTCGCCTGTCAGCGCGCCCGTAAATGACAAGCGAACGTTGCCTGATGCGCGAGCAATTGCTGTAATGGTTCGCTCTTCACCCATTTCAGTGTCGCTTGTTATCTCGATAGTGTCGCCCACTTCAAACCCAACCAATCGGTAATCAGCAGGGCTGATGTCAACGTGCGTCGAACCATCTTCGGCGGCTAAGTAAACAGGGTCGGGGAATGGGATTTGAAGAATGTCAGCAACCTTCTGTGCTGACGTGTAGTAAAGCCTATCGGGGAAGAGAGGACGACCTTCGCGCTCACCTGTCTGAAATACGGTCGGCATTACTTATCAACCCTCTCTCGTAGTCTGTTGACGATTTTGATTACGTTCTTTTTCGTCTTTTTTGGATAGTGTCCATGCTTGTTGTAAAATTCAATCAACGCTTTTCTATAATCTCCAACTCGCCTTCCTTGTCTTTCTAAAGCGCGTATCTGCTGTTCTTCTTTCAACTTCGCTTGTTTCGCATCAAGTTGTTGCTGATACGATTGAATCTGTGGTGTCATCTTAGGAGCAGTGGCTTGAGCCTGTTCGCGAATTTGTTCTTCTTGTTGCTTCATCTGTTCCATTAACCGTCTGTGTTCCGCGAAAGCGGGGTCATCATCACCCAAATTCTTGAGCAATCGCCAAGACATATCCATTGGATTACCTTGATGAAATATGCCTTCGTCGGGTTTGTTAAATTTTGTTCCCGCGAAAGTTGGCTTCATGTCTTCGGGTAATTGTTGCTCTCCGGGAGAATACACCATTTGATTGAAAAGGTGTTCCGACCTTCTTTGGTTTTCTAACGCTTTGAGGGCTTCATTCATCGGCACTCCAAGTTCTTGCGCTAAACGCAACACATCCAACACCGAATGACCAATGTTCATAGTCGCTTTACCTTCCTCTGGTTGAGTTATGTTTAACGGAACAGTTGTCATATTGTGTGGAACAGTTGCTTTAAATTGTTCAAATTCAGGATGGTCGGTAAGGTGTTCGTCATCTTGACCGGGATGGAATGTTGCTTCTTGAACCATCAGACCACCTCTTCGGTTTTCGCGAGATTGTAGTGCATTGGTTTCTTACACGCTCCGCATCGCTCAAGATAGCAAAAGTGAAGCATACCACAAAACTTACAGCGCGTTCCCGCACCGATGTTGACAATGTCACGGATGTTGCGCGTCTTCATGTTCTGACGTTTCACAACGCCCTTCAACTTGTCGCGCTCATCGGTCTTGACCATCGACTCTTCGGCTTTGCGCCAACCCTGCTTCTCAAGGCGTTTTAACTCGTTTAAGTCCATGTCGCTCACCCTCACGAGGTGACGACTACAACATAGAGATTGCCCTGCATTCGATACGAGGTTATGCTTTCAACCGTCTTACCGTTGGTGTAATCGTCGAGAACCTTCTGANCNCCNCCTGCCACAGTCGCGCCTGTTTCACACGCTTCGTTAGGCGTGAATTCAAACACCTTTGTGTCCGACAAGGTGAGTCACCTCATCGCTTACCGAGTGCAAATAGTCGTCCACCTGCGGCAACACCGGGGTCATTGAAGTTGACCGTTGTTCCCGCGATGACGCATGTTCCTGTTGTTGGTGACGCCGCGCCCGATAGTGGGTGGAGGGTCGCCATAAGAATCTCGGACATGAACGCAGAGAGGTCCGCGCTTGTGTCACCGTTTGCTACTGTTCCTGTGATTGCAATCAAATCGCCCATTACATGTGGTCTGTTATCGCTTGTAAATCCCATATTCATTCATCTCCTGTTGGTTCTGCTTCTTCCGCCTCGTTATTAGATTCTTCGGTTGGGTTAAGGTGTTCGTCGATAGCCGCGAGCAACTTCTTCTTTGTGGATAGTGAAGAAGAAGCAATCTCCTTCTCTTCCATCCACGCGAGAATGTCGCCCTTTGTCCATCCCATGTCGGGAATGCCATCGTTTCCTTCGTCAACAGTGACAGGAGCGTATGAAAAACCTTCGATGTGAAAATCCTTGTTACCATCAAAAGAAGCCCTGTGAGCCTCAAGGTATTCAGCATCCACTTCGCGGCCTTTGCCCCAAACCCACCAACCTAAAGCACCCAAATTAGCCCCCGTTCGACGGCGACCTCGATAGGTAATTGTTGGCAAGAAGAATCACCTCAAACCACAAGTAGTAGCAGTTCAGCACCGGTCGTATCGTCGGTTGTGCCGTCGCTGGACAGTTCAACATCAAAGGTCAAAACGAGCGCGCTTGTCTTGGTTACACCAAGAGAAGCGGTCGCGTCAGTCTGCGATGTGTAAACACCAAGAATGGTTGTGATGCCCGCGCCACCTGCGTCCTGTGTTGGGTCGTTGGAGAGCGTCAGCGTGTTGCCTTCGGTAAGCGCGCTACTCATGGTTAGACCAATTAGTCGTGGACTTTGGTGTGAGTTCGTTCCATCTGCTTGACGTGGTTCAAAAGGCGTGAGTGTGCCGGGATAAGTTCCCGTTCCACCTGTTTGCCAAGTTGTGTCGTCATTGTTGCTTGCACCTGCTTGCAACTCAATATCAAAATTGATGGTTGTGGTTGCAGTTCCGCTACAAACGTATCGTATTCCTCTGTTATCTTTTGTTGTTGCCATACTTAATCACCTCATTGTAGGTTGCGAATTGAACCGCTTGCACCAAAGAAAGAACACCATAGTTCACCCATTGTTCGGTAAAGACCTTCTTGTCCAAGACGGTTAATCGCGAATGGGTCGCCTGTTTCGATACCAGACTCATAGTATTGTGTAGGAATTGCGGTTTGGAACCACAAGTAGTCGGTGTCAAGGTAATAGATACGCGAGAGCGAACCGGATGCGGTTGCTGTGTCGTCTGGCATATCCTTTGTTGGAATCATTGGAACACCGTTGTAGGTAGCGACAATGAAACCTGCCTCAAGACCGGGAACACCCTTAACACCGTTGAAGGTAGGGGTGACGCGCTTACTGTCCATGAATCGCTGTTGCGATTGTAGGAGTTGTTGAACGCGCATGAGTGTGTCGTAGCCTGTGAGCATGACCTTTGGATTACCACCACGAGTCCATAGTTGTTGGAACAAACCGTCCATCTGATTGAGAGATAGGTTACGGTTGGTCGCGGCTGTGGATGCATCTCCACCAACGTCAACCTCCGCGCTGTGGAAAGCGGCAGAACCGTCGCGAGTGATGGAATACATATCGTGGTCGGTCAAAGCGTCAACACCTGCTTGAGTTGTTGTCATGACAGCAGGGTCAGAAGTGATTCGGTCAAGCGACTCAAAGTCGTTACCTGCTGTGGTTGTGACGTCTTCAAGGAGCATTCGGTTGATGTGTTCAGCGTGGTGCTTACCCATCTCTTCCTTGAGGACTTGTCGGACATCGCCCATACCGTCGTCCTTGTCAGAAAGGAACATGCTTACTTCCGAGAGGTCGAAAGTGTGCGCGACAGTCTTTGGCTTTGCGGCAACGTGGAGGAATTCTGGCTTGGAGGTGTCGGGGAGAACGCCGTTCTCTGCGATACCGCCACCCTTTGTGAAGGACGCACGCTCTGTGAGGATACGCCATCCGCTTCGTTCCCACGGTTTCTTTGGAAGAATGGAGAAGGCGTTGAACTCTTGGTTGAGTTGCGACCATACCTTTCGACCATAGATTGCTTGGTAGGTTCCCGCGGTCGTGGACAACAAAGGCGCGTCGGCCTTGAGAATGTCACCTGCNCCGTAGGTATATCCTGTTTGGGATGCGCCACCGTAGTAGTAGCGTTCCATGTCTTGAACTGTTCTTACATAATTTCGTGCCATCAGATTTCACCTCCCTTCAACGCCTTACCTGCGAGTCGGTGGACATCGTCCCACGACATGTTCGCGAGTTCAGCAGTGTCAGGAATTGTTACATTAACGGTGTTCGCGGATTTTGCAATCATTGAACCACCGGTTGAAGAAACGGTGTCAATGCGCTCATTGAGTGCAAGGACAGCCTTTTGGAGTTCAAGCATTGGAGCGCGAGCATCGAAGTCAGCCTTAGCCATTGCGTCAGCCTCCGCTTGTTGTTCCTTAAGGAAACGGTCAGTGAAGTGGTTGTTCAAGTCAGCCTTGAATTGTTGCTCTGTTGCCGCGGCCTTGAAGACTTCGTAAGCGGATTCAATCTCACTTGGCGAAACGTTGTTCGCGTTGAGGTAGTCACCCTTAATCACGTTCTTGTTACCGGTTGGCGCAGAGCCAAAGTTCGGCTGTGGTCGCTTTCCGGAGTCGTCTTCACCCGCTCCTTCAAGAGAGCCTTGTCCGCGCATATCAAATCCTGATTCACCCGGTCCGTATCCCTTGTTAAAGTGGTCGCGAGCGGCATTCGGGTCAAACCCTGCGCTCTTTGCAGTCTGCTCAAGCCATAA